ATATCTACTTCGTCTTGCACTGACATTATGCTTGCTCCTCGCTCATTGTTGGGTTTTCTATTGTAAAGTTATTGTTAGAGTCTATAGATACATTATTGTGTCTATGTTCTCCTGCTAGAATATCTACGCCTATAGGTCTTCCAGGGATACGGAGTTCGCCGTACAAAATTGGAACAGGGTCCCCCTTTACTGTTGACTGGTTGGATCCAGTAAAAAGATAGTTTGTTGGGTTTTCTTTGTCTACCGCAGGGTCTGGTGCCGTTAGCTGCTGGACTCCTGCGAGGGCTAGGTTCACGGAGAGGCTAAGTCCTGCTAGTTGAAGAGTGCTAAAGGTTGCGGAGCCAGACATTCCGAGGGAGACCTTGGCTGCAAAAGAGGTATTCATCCCCATATTTGCTGCTACCACGCCACCTGCACTTGCAAGAATCAGCGTGGTAAGGGCTATTGCAGCTATGATTTTACCTAGGCCTGACTTTGAGCCTGCAGGGACTGCTGTAATTGTTACGTCTCCCTCTTTCAAAGGGATAAGTAGATCTTCTTCTTTTTCTATATTCTCTCCTGCTACATCAACGACAAATCCTGTACCGCTGTCCATACATTGTAGTAGGTACGGACGGAAGCCAGGACGATTTGCATCAATACACTTCAAAATATCTTGGTGTGTGTCCGCAGAGATGGTCATGGTTCGACCAAATTTCTCGCCCAGTTCTCCTTCTAATATTACTTTACGCCTCATAGCGATATGCTCCAATTATATGCTTCTTCCAAAAAGGGTAAAGATTCTCCCTACAAGATAGCCTGTTCTGTGCGTGATGATAAAATATATCATCTCCTAAATAAACCCCGCAATGATTTCCTATATGGGATTGTATTGCGAAGATTAGTAAATCATTTTTCTGTAAGTTTCCTTCTACTTTGTGAAAACCCCATGTCTTAATATACTCTTCGTTAAAATAATCAAGACCTTTTTCCCACCAATTATCCTCAAAAGGTATTCTATTAGGTAGCTCTATGTTTTGAGTTTTATAGTAGTCTATTCCTGCCTCTAAACAGTCTGATACACCAAACTCATAATCTCTTCCATATAAATCCTTTTCTGTTTTGTTGGGCTTTAATAGGTGCATTTCCATCTCTGGGTAGCTAAAAATATAATAAGGAATACCTAATGCGTTGCACGCTTTTATGTCTCCTTGACTAGGGTCGCACGAGGTATCTGGATGGCTGTGTACAATTCCTACAATATCATATCTTCTGGATATATCTAAGTATTGTTTTGAGTCTATTATAAACTCATCTTCATGGGTCGCAACATTATCACACTCAAACCATTGCATCTCACCTTTTGAAACAGCTAGTACTCCGCAGCCCTCTCGTGGATAATACTTTTTAAAGTGTTTCTGTATTTCTTCTAAAAATTCTATCATTAAAGCTTTAATGTTCCAGGGAACCCTCCGAAAGGTAGTGGTAATGAGCGCCTTTTTTGAGAAGAAGGAGCAGCATTGGCATTTGTCTCGCTTCTTGGCTTAAATTGAAATCTACATTTACAACCTCGAAGAGTTTTGCTACACAAATCTGCTCGAACCCAGTAAGGAGAATCATCTTTCGGCAAAATTGTTCCTACAGTGCTTGTAGAAGAGTTGTGGGGAAGCAAACACTTCCAAACGTTATTAGAGTATAGTACATGATCCCCTGCTGCATAGGCTGCATCTGTAGAGTCGTGTATAGTCATTGGAACTGCCTCAACCCAAAAAGACCTATTTGCCCCTGTGGGCTTATTTGCAGCTGCGGAAGTATGGACTACTTGAGATTGCCAGTACTTGCCTCCATCAGATACATACGTTATTTCAGTATAAGATTGACCAGTTGCCCAAGCAGAAATACTCGTCGCAAAACTATTAAATATAAAAGGCTTATCGTCCACATTGAAAAAAACGCTGTGGTCGAGCGAGGCACTACCATCTTCTTTTATTATACTTACGGTGCTGTCGCTTGGCCAAATACATCCACCTCTTCCAACGTCAGCACCTTGATATTCCCAACTACAGTATTTACCTGTAACAACCCTGCGAGGAATCTTTATGTTTTCAAGGTCATAAGGAACGGTCACTTCAAAAGTAACGGTTGCAGAATCTTCACTAGCGACTCTATCAATTATGTACTTAATTATAGGAAACTCTGTAGGTGCGGTACCGGCTGCTCCTGCCTCTCTCTCTCCATGAAGATGCTTTTTTAAAGTTCTTCTACGAACAAGATCTTTGCCTACTAGATCGTCGTTTTTATAGTCTCCAGAAAGGCTGGAAAATTTATCAAGTATATTTGCGATTGTTAGGGTTGGTCGTGAGGCCGCACCCTCCGCTTTTAACTCCAATCCTTCCATAAGAATTGGCATAGCACTATATGTTCTAAGAGTATGAGGAGACTCTCTATCTCTGAATTGTATAGTTGTTAGATCTTCCTCCACGCCCGGGTGGAAGTATAGTATATTACTAGAATCGATAGTTAACTCAAAGAGTTCTATATATCTACTATCAACCTCTAACTGTTGTAGATCTGTTGCAATTATATCTGTCATGGTTCATAAACTCGTTTTAGTGTTGCTGTTAAAGAATAGAAATCGTCGTAAGTATATGTTGTACTATAGTTTTCACATATAACTTTTATATCTTTTTCTCCAGTACGTGTAGTATTATTAGTATCTGGGAGTGTGAAAGTAAATGCAGTAGCGCCTAGCTTGCCGTCTAAGAAGAGTACGACATCGTCGACGAAAGCCTTTTCTCTGTTCTTGAAAGAAATGCTGTACTCCTCTTTTATTGAATTGATGCCGTCTGTAATTCGTTGCTCATACCCATCACCGAACTTTGCTCGGATAACAGAGGGGTTTGATTTTCTGCTCATTGTTTTGTCGGGGACGGCATAACTAACCCCTGTATATATAAATCCTAGTGACATTATGCTACTCCATAAGGGTTAAGTATTCCGCCCGATCTTTTTTGATTCTGCAGTTCCTTTTGAACTGCGCTTGCTACTGCGGTACCGAGAGCTTCCATATCCATACCTTTCCCACCCTCTGTGCTAGTTTGTCCATCATTTGAAACATTTACAGTAATTTGATTAACTTGACTTGAGCCAGAACCCTGCATCTCTACAGGTATTGACTTTCCATTTGGAAGAGGTACGACAGCTTCTGTTCCGTGTAGCATAGCTAGATGCCCTTGAGTAGACCCCGAAGCGACTCCGCCGTTTGCATACATAGGAACTTTTTTGCCGTTGTCTGCAATTCCTCCTCCACTAAACTGGAAGTCTGGACCAAACATACCTTTAATCAATCTTATAGTTAGCATTTCTGCTAGTATATTAGCAATATTACCGAGCATACTCTTTGCCATATCTCCGAAAGCGTCCGAGGCACTCTTAGTACCGTCAATAATAGACGCAAAAGCGCCCTGCATATTAGTGGCAAAACTATCTGCAATGCCGTCTGAAAGAACTTTAATATCTGATAAGTTAGTTTTTGCGTCTTTTAACTTATCTACATTATCACCTATATCGGCTAATTTTCCTGCTGTCTCTTGCTCGTTTGCTCGTTCCGCTCTGCCTCTCAGCCCGGTGCTTTCTGCTTCGCCTACACCCTCTGTTCCAATTTGTGTTCTTTGTGTTCCGATTTTACCTGCAAGTAGGCCTGCTTGAGTACGTTGTTCTGCTGTCAGGCTTTGGTCGAGCGCTATCTTTTTAAGCTCTAACTGAGTTTGTAATAGCTTTGCGTCTAAAAGATCATATTCCATATTGATCATTTGAGTCTTTAGTGTGCCTTCCTTTCTTACTTGATCTTCTTGAGCATGCCTCAAGCTTTCAGCCAGCTTTAAATCAGCTGCCGCATCGAACTTTTCTTGGAACATACCGCTGAAAGATGAGCTATTTGCGAAGTCTCTTTTCGCATTATTAACTGTTCTTTGTTCACTCTTCTCGCGCTGCTTTAATAAGTCTCTCTGTACCTTTAGTTTTTTACCTAAAAAGTCTAAAGACTGCTTTTCAAAGTTTAAAAGTTTAGTGTCTGTTTTTAGATTATACAGGTCTAGTTCTATACCATAAAGCTCCGCTTTGTCTTGCAGCTCTTGGTCTGATAAGTTTGCTTTTGCTTGAAGTATTAACAACTGCCCTTTCTCTAGGTCAAGCTGTCTTTGCTGTGCGGCAGTTATACCGCCTTTTGTATTCTTTATTGTCTCTTCCAGTAGTGCTATAGAGGCCTGTTTGTTTGTTATATCAATAAGATGCGTACCGTGGGCCAGAGCTGCCTTTGCTAAGTCTTGTGCTACAGGGTTTCGCATTTGGTCGAGTCGAAGCGATTCTTGTTGTACACCGAGGGCGTCTAGTTTTGCCTTGTGTCCCGCTGCCTCTACTCTCTGAATAAAGTCAATTTGGTCTGATATTTCTTTAATTCGCGCAGCTTCTGAGTCATCAGTGCCAGCCCCAAGAAAGAAGCCGCGATCTTTTTTAGCTTTTTCGATCAACCGAGCTTCTTCTTGTAGCTTTTTAATCTGGGAGTCTCCAGTACTTTCTGGGGCTAAAGCTAATAGGAAAGATTTCATGCCCTTTGCTGCTTCAGCGGCTACTTTAGGCATAGTGCCCATTTCCTGTAGATGAGCAATTAAAGCATTCCTGGATTCTAGAATCTTTTCAGGGTCCATACCTTCTCGCACAGCTGTAGTATACTTATTCATTAGCTCACTGTTGCCGCCGGCCTCTGAAACAATCTCGTTTAGTGCTGTCATTTCCATGTTATGACGCTTTACTGCCTCTTTCTGAGCTTCTGTCAGCTCTATCGTAGGCTTCAAAGAGTTATAATAGTTTTTTGTAGCTATCGTAGCGGCTTGCTGGTTTCCTATATTCTTCAGACTGTTATCAAATTGCTGCTTTTGAAGCCTATTGTGCTCTTCGATAATCTTATTCTCTTGGTCTAGGCTGACTGCTTCGGCTCTGTCGCTCATTGCCTGCTTATTGAACCCTTTGGAACTGGCCATCATATTGCCTACGGCTCCCGCCGATTCGGCAAAGCCTACTGTGGTCATTTCTCTGCCTTCAAGCTTAATTTTTTGAAGGTCAACGAACCTTATATACTCTTCATTGAGCTCTTTTATTTTCTCTCTAAATACATCTATCTTATCTGCGCTGCCGTCTGCCTCATCTCCTTGGTTTTTAAACATCTGTGCAATCGTTGACCCTACTGTAAAGATAATACCAATCCAGCCAAGGGCACTAAGAAGTTTTCCGCCCCACTTTGTAACGGCTCCACCGACCGCCGACGCGGCAGCACCTACCTTTAAGTAGGCTCGTCGCATTTTACTAGTATTCACTTCCGTCTGTAGGACTTTTTCTTTCTCATCTAACTCTATCTGAGCGAAAGCCTGGGACATTGACAGTACGATTTCGGCAGACAACCCTTTAAAAATACCAGAAGTTACTTTACCAGATTTCATTATCTGTATATTCGCTTTATCCAAAGACCTTTTCAAGTTGGTCATACCCGCTTTTGAAAGTTTGCCGCCGCCTGCCAAATGCTGCATTAGCTTGGACTGACCGCCTTGAGCCATAGCTGCGGCCGATGCCTGTTGTAACAACACAACCTGCGCCTGTATCGAAGTGTTCGCACTCTCGATGGCTATTTTGCTGGCATTTTGTTGGGCGATCATTGAGGCACTTGTAGCGAACATAGCATCAGAGGCACCTTTTAGGTTAAAACCTAAAGCTCTTAAAGGTCCTGAGGCTAAGAGCGCGAAGGATGCGCCTGCTAACATGGGGGTATCAATTAGTACCTTTGCGAGGGCATTGGCTGCTGGTAAAAGGAACTGCTGTATCTTCATTACGATGTTATCGAACTGTACTGCTAGTTTATTAAACTCATTCTCAGTACCTCCTCCAACAATAGCCAACATTCTTCCATATTTATCTTCTGCTTGGGCAAGTACATCATTGGCAACTGCCTGGCTCTTCTCAAAAGTCGAGAGAGCATTAACGTCTTTACCAATAGCAATAGCATACTTTTCAGAGGCATCTTTTAAGCGTAGAATAATACCGAGTTCATCAAGTAGTTCAGGCTCTGCTTTTGTCACACCACGAACAAGTCGATTAAAGGAATCTGTAACATCTCTACCTAATACGGCGGAAGCGTCTTTTGCAGCTTTACCTAGTTTAGTAAGCTGGTCGGGAGATAATCCGGAAGCTACACCAATAGCAGCGGCCTGAGACGCATCTCTAAAGGCGATCTGTGCTCCTGTGGCGGCTTGGATATCTCTGGTTAGAGACTGCATTGCTATACCGGTTGAAGCTGCGTAAGTTATCTGACCTTGACGAAGTACCTCTAAATCTCCTGCTCTTTTTAAGAAACCGAAAGCAGCAGTTACCGCAAACATCTGGGCAGCGAAGGTAGCGTATACCGCTACAAGGCCTCCCATGCCTTGAGACATTTTCGAAAAGTTCTTAGTGCCGTTAGAAGAAGCCTGAGCAGCACCTTTAATGTTTCGATCAGCAGTACGTGCGCCCTTGCCAAGATCGTCCATACCTTTAGCAGCAGCTTGAGACTCTAAACCTAATTTTTTAGTTGAGCCTTTATCGTCTACTTTTACATCAATGTTAACCGTATTCTTTGCCATTAGCCTTTTACGTTATGGGTGAAATTCTTTCCACCGCCCGCAGAGCTCTTTCGCTCGTCTGCCTTTCGTCTCTTTGCTGCTTCTTCTGCTCTCTGCGCTACTACGATACCTTCGTACATTTTCAATATATAGAGCATTGTTCTAGGCTCTTCTATTTTATACAACTTGAAAAGAAATTCTATATTACCCCACTTCTTTCCTAGATAGGAGCCGGACATTCCGTCCCAATTATCTTCAAGGAGCCCAAATATAAAAAATGCCACTTGGACCACTACTGGGAAATCGGTAGGGTCGAGCGGCATCTTTTGGGGGTCAGGATCTTGTCCTAGCTGTTCACAGATACGTAAATACTTGTCTACATCAATAGACTGGTTTTGAGACTTTACATATCTTTCAAGTAGGGATCTTAGTTCCCCTACTTGTTCCCAGTAAAATTTTCAAGATCGCCTACGGTCTCTGTAACCCAGGTATCAAAGTCGCTTGAGTTTCTCATCAAAAGCTCTGCGTTGTCGTGGGTGTATACAAGTTCATCGTCTGGGTCAAGTGCCGATATATCTACCAAAAGAAGCTCTTCTAGGTAACGATATTTTAGGCCTGTCCAGCCTTTAATCACTGCTTTACAGTACTCTAATAAAAACTTAT